ACCGACTCCTGGTGAAGTGCCACCGACAGCTCCGACGCCAGATGAGGCCATGCTCGCCGGACCGATGTCTCAAGAGCAGGCTCCTCCTATGGATGAGCAGGCCATGAAGCAGGACATAGAGAGACAGCTCGCTGATGTGGGTAATCAAAATAACGCTTTAGAATCTAAAAAAATTATTTCTGCCAATAAATTAAAGAATTTTAAGATTGAGATTCTGAAGAAGATATACGCTATGTTGCAGGAGTTAGGCGTTGATGCTAGCGACCCTAATTCAATCAAGGAGTTCCTTCTAAGCTTGGAACAACAGAATCCAGACTTGTTGACTTTGTTTGAGACTATTTTTGATACACTGTCTCCGGACGAACAGGCCGGGATGACGCCAGAGGCAGAGGGTACCGGAGAGCAGCCAGAGGAACAGGCTGGTCCGAACTTGATGGATAAATATAGTAATCTGCAAGAACAGGTTTTAAGATAAAAATATGACATTTATAAAGGGAAATATTCCACATAATAAAGGATTAAAGGGCTGGGTTAATTCAGGCGCATTTAAGAAAGGAAGTAAACCGACAGGTGGTTTTAAAAATAGATTTAAAAAAGGGCATAAAATGAATGTCGGGAAAAAACATCCATTAACAGTAGAACATAGAGAAAAAATAAAGTTGGGTAGCCCAAAAGGAGAAAAACATTATAATTGGAAGGGTGGAATCACTCCAATAAATAAAAAATTAAGGGATTCATCGGAATATAAACTTTGGCGTAAGAAAATCTTTGAACGAGATAATTGGACATGCGTGTGGTGCAAAGATAATAAAGGTGGAAATTTACAGGCTCACCATATAAAATCTTGGGCAAAATATCCAGAATTAAGATATGAAATAAATAATGGAATAACATTATGTGATTTATGTCACAGTAAAACTGATAATTTTAGTCATAGAAAAATATTATGAAGAATTTTAAAAATTATCCTCAACAATATGAGAGGTTTTACGATGATGCGGTGGACAGATTCAGATTTAAGTTTAAGCATGAAGAAGTCAGCACATGGGGAAATAATCCAGCCGGATTGAGCGACTATACAAAACTATTGAAAGATGTCACCGCTGACATGGAAGCCAAAGTGTTCGATTCTACCGTTAAACTATATTGGTTATTTTCAAAGTTCTGTTATTTCGGTCACCGTAAGGTAATGTTTGCTGGGAGTGGCATGTGCGTCGACAGAGCATTCGCATATTTTATGAGGAAATATGCGGGGACAGAACCAAGAACATTTTTCGGTAAGTATAGTGCCTCGCTGGATATAGCTGACTATCTGTATGATTTTTTCCCAGAGTTAGATGACAGTGACCCGTTCGTTACAACATTTACATATCCATTCAAGTATATGAATTTCGGTTGTCTAGCGTTGGTACGTCGCATGGACGAAAGGATGGATTTGCTGAACCATGGCGAACAACATAAAATGCAGTATGGTGATTTTATAGATTACGTCGTGAACTATGTGTCGTGTTATAACGAAGAGCATGGTAAAAAATATATGTTTAGTACCATAATGAATAATTGTAGAGCACCTTTTAATATAACAAAATATGAAGAACGAAAATTTAAAGCCCGTAATAATAGACACGGTGAGCCGAAGTAGTAGCGGCAGTTATTACCGGGACAATCAATACGCACAAAATTTATTACTGAAAGCTTTAGCTAGCGGAGTGACAGATATCCAAGAATTAAAAAAATTGTCTGGCATTAAGACAGCTACCGAGGTTTATCGTACTTTGGATAAGCTTCAGATTAGAAAAGGTTATCATGCCGCTCTGGATGAAGCTGGATTAAGTTTAGGGTTTATTACTAAACAATTGAAGAGTTTGTGCGGAGATGGTACAGCCGATAAGGTTAAATTGGGCGCGTTGCAAACCGTCTTGAAGTCTGTTGGTTTAGATAAGTATGAGAAAGACGAAGATGAAGGCAAGAACTGGGAACAGATTATTTTAGATGCGATAGATAAAAAGGAAAAAGGAGAAATTTCGAGTGGGGATATCGTTGACGAACCAGACTATGAAGTAATAGCTCCGGCTCTTCCGGACGAAGTCAAGAAACGTCAAGAAGAAGAGAAGAAGCTCGCGGAGGGGCTCTATGATTGATAAATATTTGACCCTTAAAAAATTAAAAGACCCTAAGTTTTATTTAGAGAATTTTTGTAAAATCAAGGGTAAGAAGCCTGGGCAGTTAATCCCGTTCATTTTAAATGAGGCGCAGAAAGATTTATTTAACACGGTGAAGAAGAACGCGCGCGTTATAATTTTAAAAGCGCGGCAAATTGGCTTTTCGACAGCCATGACTGGTTGGATGTATCACAACACTATTATGAACCCTGGCACCACGACAGCGTTGATTGGCTATAATAGCGAATTGACGGCTGAACTTCTTGATAAGATAAAAACATTTTACAATTCTACCCCAGATGATTTAAAACCTACCAGACATTATAATTCTAAATATGAGATTAGTTATCCTAGGGTTAATTCAAAAATTCTAGTTCTACCGTCTACGGAGAACGTAGGTCGTGGATACACACTTTCTAATTGTCTGGCCACGGAGTTGTCAGCTTGGGAGAAACAGGATGATAAAATGAGTACGCTGGAAGCGTCGGTACCGGTGACAGGAAAGCTGGTTATAGAGAGCACGCCGCGAGGCCAAGGTAATTTGTACCATAGGATGTGGATGGCTGATAACAATGGTTATGCTAAAAAAGAGTATGGTTGGTGGTGGGGTTATACTAGCGAAGAGAAAGAGTTGATTCGCAGTCGCATGAACAATCCCATGAAGTTTGCCCAGGAATATGGATTAGAGTTCCTGGCTTCTGGTCGTTCGGTCTTCGACCAGATGATTATTAAAAAGCAACGTAAGAATATTTTAAATGTTGGTGACGCGGTTACCGATGAGTCATCTAAGGAAGTATATTTTGTTAAAGAGGAAGACGGTTTACGGATTTATAAAAAACCTGAAGTTGGTGGTTTATACGTCATGGGTGTGGACGTCTCAGAGGGTGTAGAGGGCGGAGATTATTCAGTAGCGGTTATTTTCAATAGAAAAACTGGGGAAGAAGTAGCCATGTTCAGAGGATTAGTACCACCAGATGTCTTGGCTAACAAGGCAGACAAGTGGGGCAGGCAATATAATAACGCCTTGATGGTGGTAGAAATAAATAACCATGGTTTAACTACAGTTACGGTATTGCGTCAGTTGATTTATCCGTCTTTATATTTCAGACAGGCTAAGTTTGAGACCATAGGCCAGGGGAGCAGTGATAAAATAGGATGGAAAACCAATAAGTTGACTAGGCCGTTATTGATAGATGATTTGGCCCAGGCAATCCGTGACGGAATTTTAACAATACATAGCAAAGAATTATTAAATGAAATGTCAGTGTTCGTTTATAATAATAACGGAGACATGCAACCGCAGGAAGGTTTTCATGACGATATTATCTTCGCGTCTGGTATCTGTCTTCAAGGATTTAAAATAATGGCTCCGACAACGTCTACGCAAATTGATTACAGAAATCATTTGCCAATTAATTTCGCTTATTAGGTCAAACATATATGGCTAATAATAAAAATGGAATACTAAAAAAAATAGTGGGTAAGATAGCGGATGTTGCTAGTGCTCCGGTGGCTAATTTGGGTCGTTCGCTAATAAATTATGCTACTGACGGCGATTACCTTGGTTTAGAGAATGAAAATACACCTGGTGGAGATTATTGGGGTGTAAGGCAGAGATTAAACGAGTCTATAGGTACTCCGACTGGGCAGAATAGAATTCCGAGTCAACTAGAGTTAAAATTAGCAATGGCTAAGGAAAATGTTCCATCATTACCCCTTAAACGATGGGCTGACGATGCAGGCACGAGACTATACCAACTCGGACAAGCTGGAGATGTCCGGAATAAATACATGAATGATTTTTATAAAAATAATTTATCCCTGACAGAGCAGGGTAAAAAAGATTTCGTTGAAACTAACACCGTCAACAATCCAGATGTGTTGGACTATACTAGAAACGTACCGGACGGTGGATTTAATTCGTGGGGGATGAATTGGGGAGGGTCTAAGGATGGTGATATAAGAAAAAATATTAATATTAGTCCAGCCGCTCGCGACAAGAGAGAGGTGTTGCTTCACGAGTTGACTCATTACGTTGACAGCAAGCATGCGATATCTACGCAGAAAAACTTTTTAAATGATTTAGCTACTGCGGTTAAAAATAATCAGGCTCTTAGTGATTATATAGAATTAAGGACTATGGATTACGGAAAACCGGGATTAGTTCCGGACGGGGAAGCTGTCGCACCAACAGAAATATATTCGATGGTAGGTGAGTTTTTGGGCCGCGCTAAGACAGGAGAACTTGGTCCAACAGGATTTCCTAAGAATCTTGTTAAATATTTTCCGCACATAGAGATACCGAAAGGATTGTTGACTAATTAAAGTTTATTAAATACTTTAAATAAAATAATATGCCAAAATACGATTCGTACCGTCCAGAGGACTGGGGAGACGAAGAAATGATGAAAAAATATCCAATACAACGCGATGATGCGAGGTTGTATTTTACAAGCTGCATTAAGCCGAGATTGGACCGAGCGTATAAACTTTATATCGGATATACCGGTGACAGAGCTAAGGAGATAAAGAGTTGGCAGGCCAACATCTTTGTTCCATACACTCAGGGGGTTATCGAAACTCTGATGCCGCGTATTCTAGACGCTCGTCCAGAGTTCACCGTGCAGGGCAGGAATGAAGACGACCAACTGAAGTCTACTAAAGTCCAGACTCTGTGTGATTTTAACTGGGAGATAGCCAACATGGACACGACCAATGAACTGGTGACTCGCTCTGCACTTGTCTACGGCACTGGCTTTATCCAGGTTAGTTGGAAGAAAGATGTCAGAACTCATAAATTCTTGGTAACGAAGGATTTAGCAACCAAGAAAAAACTTACTTGGAAGGAAAAGGAACAAACTTTTTATGACGCTCCTTATGCAGAATGGGTAGACAATTACAGTCTGTGGTACGACTGGCACAATATACCTAGGGAAAGTAAACAATATTGGTTTAAACGTTTAGTGTTGTCTGGAGCTGAAATCAAACGAAAATATACTTTAGCTGACAAAAATAGATTAGAGTTAGCATTGAAAACTAATAGCGGTGATTTGACCGATTATGCATCTATCAGAAATGAAGTGAAGTTAACTCATGAAAAAATTAATAAAGGTTCTGATAGATTCGGCGCTCTAGGGACTACAGGGCAAGATGTTTTTTCGTCTACCGCCGATGTCGACTTGAAGATGCACGAAGTGTTCGAGTGGCTGAGACCGTTCGACGATTCATTCGCCGTGATGGTCAATGATGTTCCGATTTTGAAGGGCGGAGAGATACCGAATCCGTATGACTTCAAAGAAACATTCTTTATAGACATTCCATACTTAAAGTTGCCCAATGAGTTTGAGGGGATGGGGTTACCACTGATATTAGAAAGCCCGCAGATTATGGTTAACATGATTAAGAATCAACGTCTCGACGCGACCACTCTTAATATCCATAAGATGTGGATTGTTAACCCGTTAGCTAATATAGATAAGAGTGAGCTAGTGACTAGGCCTTTCGGAATCATCTATTCTACCGACCCCGCCGGTGTTCGCGAGGTAGAATTTAGCGATGTGAAGGCTAGTGCTTACAGAGAGGAAGAGTTGTTAAAAGGTGATATGAGATATGCGTCTGG